CTTAATTAAATGGGCAGAGCAAGGACGTTTGCATACTAAATACACAGGAGTTGTTCCTACATCTGCTGCTGGTTCAGATACTGCAACTTTCCAATTGGCATCTGGTAACTGTAACTTCAGAGTAAACCAAACAGTATTTTTATCTTCTGAGTCTATTGCTGCTAATTCAGCTAAAGCTGTTATTAGTGCATTACCAGCAGCTAACCAATTTACTGTTAAGTTTTACAATGCTTCTGGTTCTCCATTTACTATCACTACTGAGACTGTAACTGCATTCGTTTACGGATCTGAGTTTGGTAAAGGAACAAATGGTATGTCTGGATCATTGGAAGCTCAAGATTTATTCTTCGATGTTAAACCAATCATCATCAAAGACAACTACACTGTATCTGGTTCTGATATGGCTCAAGTTGGATGGGTTGAAGTAACTACTGAAAATGGTGCTACAGGTTATTTGTGGTACATGAAATCAGAGCACGAAACTCGTTTGCGTTTCGAGGATTATTTAGAAATGTCTATGGTAGAAGGTGTTCCTGCTGAGTCTGGATCAGATGCTCTATCTTACCTTTCTCCATCTACTGCTGCTGCTCCTCCATTTACTACTGCTGCATCTACTGCTGCTGGTACTAAAGGTTTATTCTACGAAGTAGAAAACAGAGGTAACGTATGGGCTGGTGGTAATCCATCTGCATTGTCTGACTTTGATACTATCGTTCAACGTCTTGACAAACAAGGAGCTATCGCTGAGAACGTATTGTTCTTAAACCGTCAATTCTCTTTCGATATCGACGATATGTTGGCTGCACAAAACTCTTACGGAGTTGGTGGTACATCTTACGGATTGTTTGATAACAGCGAAGATATGGCGTTAAACCTTGGATTCACTGGATTCAGAAGAGGTTATGAGTTCTACAAGACTGACTGGAAATACCTTAACGATGCTACTCTTCGTGGTGGTTTAGTTGGTGGTGCAGTTAACGGAGTTCTTGTTCCTGCTGGTACAATGAATGTATACGATCAAGTTCTTGGTAAAAATGCTCGTCGTCCGTTCTTACACGTTCGATACAGAGCTTCTGAAACTGAGAATCGTCGTTACAAGACTTGGATGACTGGTAGTGCAGGTGGTGCAGCTACAAGCGACCTAGATGCAATGCAAGTTAACTTCTTGTCTGAAAGAGCACTTTGTACTCTTGGAGCTAACAACTTCTTTATCTTCAAAGGATAAGAATAACTACAGAGAGGGGTGTTAGTGCCCCTCTCTATTTTTTAAAACAATTTAAATTATATACAATGGAAACAAAAATCAAACTAGCAAAGCTAGAGTCGAAAGACAGAACTTATTTATTAAGAGGGGATAGCTCCCCATTAACTTATTTCTTACCATCAAAAGACACTCCTCGTAGACGTCTACTTTATTTTGATGAAGAAACAAACTCAAATCACCCATTAAGATACGCAAGAAACTCAAACACTCCTTTTCAAGAAGATCAAGATCAAAATGTAATTCTTGAGCCAGTAGTATTTGAAGATGGTGTTTTAATAGTTCCAAAAACAAATCCAGTACTACAATTATTCTTATATTACCATCCAGGTAATGGTACCGAGTTTTATGAATTCGACAACGAAAAAGACGCTCAACAAGATGTTAAAGATATCAATATGGAGATTGATGCGTTATTACTTGCAAGAGAACTTGATATTACAAGTTTAGAAGCAATTGCTCGATTGGTATTAGGTAAAGACGTGTCTACTATGACTTCATCTGAGATTAAGAGAGATATGTTGTTATTTGCTAAAAGATATCCAGAAGACTTCTTAGATGCTGCTGGAGATCCAATGTTGAGAATTAATAATATAGCATCAAGAGCGATTTCTGATGGATATTTAACTTTTAGAAATAATAAGGACATTCATTATAACTTAAAAGATAACAAGAAGAAATTATTGACAGTTCCTTATGGTGAAAATCATATATTTGTTTTGGCTTCTTGGTTGCAGTCAGACGAAGGTATGGAGTTCTACAAATTCTTAGAGGATAAAATATCAGAAAAATAGTATATTTGTGCTATTATTAACCCATTAATTTTTTAACAAATGGAAAAGTTTATCAGTATTCCTAATAGTTTAGGAGCAAATCAATTAGTTTCTGCTGCAAACGTAGTAGCTGTTTTTGCAGGTACAGCAGCAACAAATACTGCTACAGCAGCAAATACTGTAATTATGTATCAAGGAGGTAAAGTTGTTACATTGATTCATGCAGCTCAAACTGCATTTAACATGCGTAACGCTATTCAAAATGCAATCTCTGCTGCATTGCAAACATCTTGGACTGATACAGTGTATGTAATACCTTCATTGCCAATATCGGTAACTGGTATTACAGCTGCTTAATAGCAATCAAAGTAGAAAGGAAGAGGCACTCAAAAGAGTGCCTTTTTTTATTTATCTTTGTAAAAAGACATTCGATGATAAACGAAGTTAGAAATACCGTTCTGTCTATATTAAGTAAGGACAATCGAGGATACATAACGCCATTTGAGTTTAACCTGTATGCAAAGCAAGCACAGCTTGAAATATTTACAAACTACATGGAGCAGTATTCAGATGCGTTCTTAAAGAGTATTGCTAGAGGATACGGTGAAGGATATTCAGATGTTCCTAAAAATGTGGCTGAGTCGCTTGATATATTTTACACGTCAGCAAACTTATCTGGAACTCTAAATGTCTTTACCGCTCCATCTGATTATTACTTCTTAGAGAAGATAGTTTATAACAACACTGAGGTAGAGAAAGTATCTCATAGAAAGATATTAAATCTATTGTCATCTAACTTAACTTCACCAAGTGTGTCTTATCCAGTATACACATTCTCTGGTTCTGATATTACTGTGTATCCAACAACTATAGTATCTGGCGTAACAGCTCATTACTTAAGACTGCCGTTAGATCCAAAGTGGACATATGTAGCTATGGCGGCTGGAGATTCAGACCCATTGTTCAATCCGTCTGCTGGTGACTATCAAGATTTTGAATTACCAATGGAAGAGTTCCCATTGTTAGTGGTTAAAATATTGGCATATTGTGGAGTCACTATAAGAGAAACAGAGGTTGTGCAGATAGCAAAAGCGCAAGAAATGCAAGACATCCAACAAAACCAATAATAAATGGCATACATTACTAACTATCAATACTACACAAATAACGGAGTTATACCAACAGATGTTAACTGGGGTTCATATCAATATGTAAGCCTGGCTGACGTTGTTAACAATTTTATGTTAATGTATGTAGGTAATGACAAATTGGTCAATAATGTTGATCGATATGCCGTTTTGTTTCATGCTAAGAGAGCTGTACAAGAGCTTAATTATGACGCATTAAAAAACATTAAGGTTATAGAGCTTGAAATAGGGGATGACTTGAAGATGGTTATGCCTCCAGATTATGTTAACTATGTTAGGATATCTATGTTGAAAAATGGTATACTATTCCCTCTTGTGGAGAACAGAACACCTATGTCAGCTACAGCTTATTTACAAGACAACAATCTAGATATCATATTTGACGTAAACGGTGAGATCGTAACAGGTACATCGAAACTTGACATACTAAGACAAGACAAACAGTTATATACTGGTATGGGTCCATATCAAGGCCAGTACGGATGGTATTGGGATGGTGATTGGTATTTTGGATACAACTTTGGTAAAAGGTTTGGATTAGAAACCGATCAAGCTAATGTAAATCCAAAATTCTACATAAACAAGGCAGCTGGTGTGATTGATTTTTCTAGCGGTGTAGAGAATCAGATTATTGTTTTTGAATACATATCTGACGGTATGGAAAACGGTGACGACTCTCTTATCACAATCAACAAATTAGCTGAAGAGTATTTGTATGCTTATATTAAATGGGCGTTATTAAACAATAAATACGGAATACAAGAGTACGTTATAAATAGACTTAGAAAAGAAAAGATGGCTGTTCTTAGAAACACTAAGATCAGATTGAGTAACTTACATCCATCTAGATTATTAATGCCTTTAAGAGGTAGAGATAAACAAATAAAATGATAAAACTAGACAAGACTTTTATTGCTGGAAAGATGAACAAGGATATAGACGAACGTCTTATCCCAGATGGAGAGTACTTAGATGCGTTAAACGTAACTATAGATACGTCACAAGGATCTACTATTGGAGCTGTTCAGAATTCTAGAGGTAATGATAAAATGTCTGACATAGCCACAGTAACTGGTTTGTCTGTTGATAATGCAAGAGCTATAGGTGCTGTTGCGTATGAGGCTCAAAACTTGATATATTGGCTTGTTACTAGTGATAACTTTGATGCTGTATTCGAGTATAACCAATTGACTGATGTAACGACAAAAGTATTGTTGAGTACTACAGGTCAGTTAAACTTTAACAAAAACTACTGCGTTACTGGTATAAACTACATACCTTCATTTGGTAATCTTGGACCATTTTTATTTTGGTCTGATGGTCTTAATCCACCAAGGAGAATAAATATTGCTAGAGCTAAATCTTGGTCTGACGATGATCCTAGAATTGATCTTGATACACAGGTAATTCTTCGTCCA